CGGCGCTCCCGAAGTGTGCCAGGTGCGGATATCCCATCACAGACAGCAAACTGGTATATATCCCAGCGCATGATGAGTTCTACTGCCTGGATTGCATCGATTCCATGACGGAGTTCAACGAGGAAGCGGAGGTGGAGGAATAATGGAGGACGGAATCATCATCAGCGAATCGGAAAGATTCGAGGATATCTACATTAGGCCGTACAATCGAGTCGATGTTCCGGCTGTCAGTTTCTCGAATGGTAAGAGGCGCGTTGCCTACATTAACGTTCTTGCTGCAAAGTTTTGGAACGGCGAAAACACTGTTGGGATAAAAGTAAGCAAGAACTACGTCGTTTTTATTCCGCAAAAAAATGGTAGAACATTAAACATCAACAAAGTTGGTGGGGGATTTTATATCAGCGTAGGTAGCTTAGGCGGAATTGTTCCCCCCGGGGCAAAATACCGGGCATATCCGTACAAAGGCGGTATCGCTATAAAACGGTTTGAGCCGTTGCAGGAGGATGAAGAATGATACGGAAAATTCCAACCGCTGCCATGAGCAAAGAGGAATGGACAGCGCTTCGCTCTACCACCATTGGTGGTTCGGATGCCGCCGCCATTCTGGGTATGAATCCCTACAAGTCACCGTATGCCCTGTGGGCGGAGAAAACCGGGAAGGCCGTCCCGGAGGATATTTCCCAGAAAGAGGCAGTACGCCTCGGCACGGACTTGGAGGAATACGTAGCAAAGCGGTTCACAGAAGCTACCGGGAAAAAGGTGCGCCGGGAGAACTACACCGTATTCCGGGACGATATGCCCTACGCCCACGCCAACTACGACCGGCTGGTTATTGGGGAACGGGCAGGATTAGAGATCAAGACCACGAACGCGCTCCACTTGAGCAAATTCAAGAACGGTGAGTTCCCGGCTACTTACTACGCGCAATGCTGCCATTACCTTCTTGTGTCCGGCCTTGATCGCTGGTATCTGGCGGTTCTGGTTCTGGGCATTGACTTCAAGGTGTTCGTCATCGAGCGGGACGAGGCAGAGCTGGAAGCCCTGAAAGAGGCGGAAGAAAGCTTCTGGGAAAACGTTCAGAGCGAAACGCCCCCGGCCATTGACGGCATGGATTCCACCATTGACACCCTGAACGCAGAGTTCCCGGCCAGCGATCCGGACACCGAAATGGATTTGACCGGCTGCGCCGTTGATTTGGCGATCATGGACGAATGCAGCCAGCAGATCAAGGCGCTGGAAGAAAAGAGAGCAACCGCTCAGGCGCGTATCATGGAGGCCATGGGAACCGCCGAGCGGGGCGGATACGGGAGTTACAGCGTCACATGGAAGACGCAGAAACGCTCCACGTTCGATAGAAAGAAGTGGGAGAAAGACCATGGAGAAATCCCACAGGACTATTTCAAAGCTTCGGAAAGCAGAACTTTCCGGTTCAAAAAGGATGAACAATAATGGGAAAAACAAATATGGTAGAAATCGACATTCCTGCCACAAGGGAAGCCATTGACGGTTCCGGCAAGACAATGGCCGCACTCTCAGAAGAGATCGGGCGCTGCCCGGCATACCTCAGCTACACGGTCAAATCTGGTAGGCTTCCGGAATATGCGTTCCGCAGGCTGTGTGTGCTCCTCGGCGTATCGGAAGGTGACCTGCTGAAAAAGCAGGCAGTTACCCCCCCTCAAAAAGCGGAGGCGGAAGCCGTTTCGGGCTGTGAAACCATCGGATACTCCGTAAAACTGGACGTATACCCCAAAAAGGTACGGTTCGCGGTCCTTTTCAACGGAGAAGAAATCATGCACGCATGGGGCAGCATCCGCGGGGCGCGGGAGCTTGACCTCATGCAGTCCATCAGCTACGCGGCGCATATGTGCTACAAGCAGAAAGAAATGAAAGTTATCGAGGAGGAAGAATAAAAAATGGCAAACATGATTCAGAACGCCGCCGCTTCCACACAGGCGGTAGCAAAAAGCAAGAAACCCAGCAGCATTCAGGACTACATTGAGGTTATGAAGCCCGCCATTCAGGCGGCACTGCCCAGCGTGATGACCCCGGAGCGGTTCAGCCGCATTACCCTGTCGGCACTGAGCGCCAACCCGAAGCTCAAGGAATGCACCCCTCAGTCTTTCCTTGGCGCTATGATGACCGCCGCACAGTTGGGCTTGGAGCCGAATACCCCTCTTGGGCAGGCTTACCTGATTCCCTTCCGCAATCACGGCCAGATGGAGTGCCAATTCCAGCTTGGCTATAAGGGGCTTATTGATCTGGCCTACCGTTCCGGTGAGGTTTCCATCATTCAGGCGCACACCGTATACGAAAACGACGAGTTTGAGTATGCCCTTGGCCTTGACCCGAAGCTGCGGCACGTCCCCGCCAAGAGCAACCGCGGCAAGCCCATTGCCTACTACGCCATGTTCAAGACCAAGGACGGAGGCTACGGATTTCAGGTTATGAGCATCGAGGAAGTTACCGAGCACGCGAGAAAGTTCTCTAAGAGCTTCGGGAATGGCCCGTGGCAGACCAATTTTGACGAGATGGCAAAGAAAACCGTTCTGAAAAAGGTGCTGAAATACGCCCCTCTGAAATCCGACTTTGTGCGCGGTATGGCTCAGGACGGCACCACAAAGACGGATATTTCCTCCGACATGACAGATATCCCGGACATGACGGAGTACATCGACGTTGACCAGGACACCGGCGAGGTGATTTCTCAGGAGGTAGCGGAGAGCATCTGATGAGCAAGTGGTCTGACAACGAGGTCGAAACGCTTAAACTGTGCTACGAACATTCAACGAACCAGGAGCTTTCTGATATATTCCCTGGTAAATCAGTGGAAGCGGTATACAAAAAAGCCCGTAAGTTAGGCTTGCGGAGAGACTATAATGTGACATTCAAAAACCGTTCTATTCAGCGGAAAGGTCAAAAATCATCGAACTGGAAGGGTGGGAGAAAGAAAACATCAAAAGGTTATATTCAGGTTATGCACCCGAACCACCCTAGAGCTGATTCCAGCGGGTATGTGTTTGAGCACATTCTTGTTTTTGAGAACGAAACGGGTATTTCAGTCCCAAAAGGGTGCTGCATACACCACATTAACGGCAATAAGGAAGATAACAGGATAGAAAACCTATGCCTTATGACGGTTGGAGCACACACTGTAATGCACCATTCCGGAGTAAAGCAAAGCGAAAAAACAAGGGCACTTATATCCAGCAGAGCTAAAGAAAGATTTTCGGATAAGCGCAATCACCCTTCTTACAAAGAAGTCGATATTAGCTGTATTCAAAGTCTTTTGGATTCCGGGCATTCCGTAAATGAAGCGTGCAATATTGCCGGAATTGCAAAATCAACATACTACAGGAAAGTAAGGGATAACAATGCTGAATAGTATATCAATCATGGGGAGACTTTCTTCTGACCCACAGTTGCGGAGAACTGCTTCCGGCAAGGCTGTGGCAAGTTTCTCTGTTGCCTGTGAGCGGGATTTCAAGAACCAGCAAACCGGCGAGAAGGAAGTTGACTTTATTGAATGTGTCGCATGGGGCGGCACCGCCGAAATGGTGGAGAAGTACTTCCATAAAGGCCAGATGGCCGTAGCGACCGGCAGATTACAGTTACGGGACTGGACGGACAAGAACGGCCAGAAGCGCCGCACGGCGGAGATTCTGGTGAACAGTGTCTACTTCTGCGGAAGCAAAGAAAACGGCACTCAGGCCAGCTCTGGGGCTGGCAACGGATACAGCACGCCGTCGTATCAGGTTCCCACCCCTGCGGCGGACTTCGCAGAACTGGAAGACAACGATACACTATTGCCGTTCTAGGCCAGAAAAATCAATCTTTCCCTAAAAAGATTGACAGTATAGTTTGCATTTCCCTTGGCGGTGGGGGGTTAAACCGCCAACTCCAAAAGGAGGAGAATCGTGGCAAAAGAAGTTTTCAGAATCGCCTACCCGAAGACCGGCGCGGAAAAGAAGAAGTGGGCAAAGGAGTACGGAATGAATGCGTACTACGCCGGGAAGCACTGGGCATTGCGGAAGAAAGACGCCGAGCTATGGCACTGGCTTACATTGGCGGCAATGAACGCCAAGGGCATTCGCAGAACACCCTTTAAGCTGCCTGTAGCCGTGACGTTCTACTGGAATGACCGGCTGGATATCGACAACCATGCAATCATGGGAAAGATGATCGTGGACGCCATGAAAGGCCGTGTCATTGAGGACGACAGCCGGCGCTGGCTGAAAAGCGTTTCCCACAATTTCCACGACGAGGATTACATACAGGTTGAAATACGGGAGGTAAGGCCGTGACACAGTGTGAGATGGAAGACGAAGCAAGAAGCCAATTCACTTTTTACCGCTCATTTTTTGAAGCGGTTTTCAAGATAAAAAACAAGGCCGCAAGGGCAGAAGCCTATGACGCTATTTGCAAATACGCTCTGTTTAACGATGCCCCGGACGTAGACAAAATGTCTGACGCCGCCGCCATTGCCTTTATGCTTATCAAGCCGAATCTGGACGCAAGCAGACGGAAAGCAAAGTCTGGGAAAAACGGCGGAACCAGTAAGCAAACCGCAAGTAAAGCGGAAGCAAACGGTAAGCAAAACGGAAGCAAACAAGAAGCAAACTGCAAGCAAGAAGAAGGCGAAAGCGAGAAAGAGAAGGAGAAAGAGAGAGAGAAAGAGAACGAATGTTATCCCCCTAACCCCCTTGCGGGGGGAAGCGAAAAGAAAAAGCGATTCACCCCGCCTACGGTGGAGCAGGTGGCGGAGTATTGCCAGGGAAAGGGGTACCACATTGACCCGGAAGCCTTTGTAGCGTTCTATGCGTCGAAAGGCTGGATGGTTGGCAAAAGCCCCATGAAGGACTGGAAATCCGCCGTTGTCACCTGGACGAAGAGCGAAAGGCAGAGAATAGGCAACGCAAATACCCGCAGCGGCTACACCAGCGGCGTTGACCGTCTGGCGGAGATGTACAGGGAGGAATTTGGGAATGGATAAACAGGAAGCGTACCAGATTCTCACGCTTTTACAGGCAAATTATCCCGATTCTTTCCGGGGGATGTCCAAAGAGGCGGCAAACGTGAAAGTCAATCTTTGGGCGGATATGTTTTCCGAAGAGCCATTTGAGGCCGTTGCCGCCGCTGCAAAAGCGTACATAGCGACGGATACCGGCGGCTTTATGCCAACCATCGGGAAGCTGAAAGATATGCTCCATCGGATGCAGTCACCCCAGCAGATGACCCAGATGGAAGCATGGGGGTTGGTTGCAGGTGCACTGAGAAACAGCGTGTACGGCGCAGATGACGAGTTCCGTAAGCTGCCACCGGCGGTACAGCGGACGGTGGGAAGCCCCGCTCAGCTCAAGGAATGGGCGCTGATGGACGCAGAAACGGTGCAGTCCGTGGTTGCATCGAATTTCCAGAGATCGTTCCAAGTGTGCCAGAAGCGGGAGGACGATTACCAGAAGCTCCCCGGAGCGGTAAAGAGCTTTATTGCCGAGCTGGCCGGGAAGATGGAATTTGAAAAGCTACCGGAAGGCGGTGGAGTATGAAAAACGAAGTAGACAGGGAAAAGGAACGCCCCGGCCAGTACATCGATTCGGAAAGCCCATTTTGCAGAAACTGCACGCGGGACGATTGCCCCACCAACGGGGACGGCTGCAAGGCGTGGGAAGAATATTTCGTAGCGAATTGGAACGAAAACATCATGAAATCAATTGGAAACCACAAAAAACGACGCCAATTTTTCAGGTATGAACACCCGGATTTGGTGAGAGAGGGGATTGTTTTTGAGCATGAGCAAGGCGAAAATGTACGGCTGTTTCAAGCCGGAGCCGGTGAAGCGGAATTGCACCCCGCCCCGGTGGGGGAAAGTTCCTCGGGGGAATAAATGCGGGAAGAAAGGAAATGGGAAATGAGCAACATTGTAGAACAGCTTACGCCAAACCCAGTAAACCACAACAATGCAAACAGGATTGCACAAGAGTTCCGGAAAGGGTCTTTGCCCTATGAATTTGCATGGATTGCTTTGGAGTGGAGATTTTTGGAAGAATGAAAACAAGCGATAAGCCCGGGGGAACCCGGGCGGGAAGGAGATAACAATGGACGAAATCAAATTGAAGCCTTGCCCGTTCTGCGGGCGAATGCCGAAGGTACGGCGTAGTGCAATCGGAGGCTGCGGGGCCTGGGTGGAGGTGCGGTGCAAGCCGCTGTTCCGGCGGGAACACCTAGCGGTGCAGCATGGTGCGGCATTAATGGAACGGGCCTTTGACATGGCGGTGGAGGATTGGAACCGGAGGGCTGAAAAATGGACGAAATCAAATTGAAGCCCTGCCCGTTTTGCGGGGGAACAAAGATTTTTGTTGGAAGTGTTGCAGAAATTGAACTTACGGACGAGTACAGCCCATACTACGACTTATATAACAGCCAGTTTCAGGCTGTTTGTGACTATGATGCTGGAGGATGCGGGGCTTCAAGTGGCTGCTATAAGAGCAAAGCAACGGCAATTGAGGCTTGGAACCGGAGGGCTGAACATGGCTAAAGCGGTACTTATCAGCATCCGCCCGGAGTGGGTGGAGAAGATCGCCAACGGCGAAAAGACCGTTGAGGTGCGAAAAACCAGGCCAAAGCTGGACACGCCGTTCAAATGCTACATCTACTGCACGCAAGGCAACGACGCACGCAGACTGCGCGGCTCATGGGGCAAGGTCATTGGGGAGTTTATTTGCGACCGGGTTGAAACCATCAAGGCGGCAACAGAACCGTATGGAATCTACGATGTGGACGATTACTTTGTGGCGCAGACCAGACTTGTGGATGGTGCTTTGTGGGACTACGGAAAAGGTGCAACACTGTACGGCTGGCACATTTCCAAGTTGGAAATCTACGACACGCCGAAGAAGCTGAGCAAGTTTTTACGCCCGTTTGAAAACTGCATAGGCAAAGTGTGTGATGAATATGGGTGTGCCTATTGCGAAAATGGTCATATCAAACGCCCGCCCCAGAGTTGGTGCTATGTGGAGGAATTGAAATGAGTGATTACACCAGCCGGGAGGCAATTAAAGACGCCATGCTGCGATATGGTTTTAAGGCTCCGGATATGACCGTTACCGAGTTTGTAGAAGACGAGTTGCCCACCGCCGACGTGGAGCCGGTGCGGCATGGGAACTGGAATATCCGGCTTTCGCGTGAATCGACCTTATGTCTGGAATGCTCGGTGTGTGGGCGTAAGGTTGATAACAGCGACTTACGCTTTTTGCTTGAGCTCGGTGAATACGGAGTAGCTTGCCAGCTATCCCCGTATTGCCATTGCGGCGCTAAAATGGATTTGGAGGAATAATCATGGATTTGTTAATGAAAACATCGATATTTGCGGCTGCGTTAACGGACGTTTACAAAGATGAGGAAGATCGTGAGCTACCGGCACTCCCAAAGATGGATTTGGGCGGCGATTTCACGGAGGATTTAACCGCTATGCTGTTCGCAATGCGCGTTGTTGCGGGGCGAATTACCCATAACAATTGGGATATTTTGGAATTTACACACGTTTTGAACACGCTCGCTGTTCAGCACCTCTTGGAGGATAAGGAGGATAAGGGCGATGACGATTGACCGAGCAATAGAAATTCTGAACCCGGAACACCGGGAGCATTACGAAAGTATAGACCCCGTGATTGAGGCCTGCCGGATGGGTATGAAGGCGTTGGAGCAGACACGGTGGATTCCTTGCAGTGAGAGGTTGCCGGATGACGGCGAATTTGTGCTAACGTATAAAAACGGGCAGTTTGAAGTCCAAGAATATGAAAAACGTAGAAACGGTTGGATAGGCGGTGGTGGTTGGTTCTGGTCACTTGCCATGGTCTCCCACTGGATGCCGCTGCCTGAACCGCCGAAGGAGGTGCAGTGGAATGAGTGAAAGACAAGAACACCGTCAGCGCCTTAACGCTAGAATTGCTTACGCCGCCGCTATTGAGCGGTGGGCGAAGAATCAGCCGCCACGCATTCGGTTCTTTGCCGTCAGACGGTGGCTGAAAGAGATGCCGAGGAAGGAGAATTTTTATGAGGGTGATTGATGCAGACGGGCTTCGCCGCAGAATTGTAGCATTTTGTACGGGATGTAGCACCACATATTTGACAGTGGAAAACATTGTGATGATGATAAATCAGGCTGATACCGTGGATGCCGTCCCCGTGGTAAGGTGCCGGGACTGCATTGAATTTGAGGAAATAGGCAAGTACCCCATGGGGATGCCTGAATACCCGGACGGGGGATCATTTGGGGATTGCTATTATTGGGACTACGAGCAAGGAATGTCCCCTAACAAGGTAGACGGCGATGATTTTTGCAGTTATGGGAGAATACGGGAGGTCGGAGAATGAGCAATGAACTCACCTACATGGACTGCTGGCACTTTATCGCCCCGCTGATTCCGGTGGACACTGACCACACAATGGATATTTACGTCATGGTGTTTAACGCCTTGAAAGAAGCGGAGAAGAAGCGGATTGCAGAAAAGAAAAAGGGGAGGAAAGCTACGGATGACACGTAAGCGCTTTATCAAACTGCTGATGGGGAAGCTTCTGCTTTCCCGGAACGAGGCAAACTACGTTGCCGATATTGTAAGAATTTGTGACCGGATTGTAAGAATTTGTGATCGGAGGGAACCATGAGCAAGAAACCGGACTATCTCACCCTGTGCTCCATAGCCGCCCAGAAGGCCGGGACGAGCTACGGCAAGTACATGGCAATGCACGGATACCACCCGCCGATTCAGGCCGATACAGAGGGCGTGGAAGCCCCGCAGGGCATTTCTAAAATCTGCCCCCAGTGCGGGAAGAAATTCACGCAGGGCAAGATCAAGCAGAAAATCTATTGCAGCTCGGAGTGTCAGAAAGCCCACGCCCAGAGAGCCGCTCAAAGGAGATACCGCGATAGAAAAAATAAGGAATTGGAGGTACGTGAATAATGGCAGAACAGGATTTCAAATTTGATGATGCGTTGCTCATGAAGACTGCACGCGAGATGCTTGCAAAAAAATTGGCCGAAACAGTGAAAGAGGTCGCCAAGTCCGGGGAATGGGAGATCCCCACAGTAGAGCAGGAAGAATCTGACCCGGAAAAGATTCTCCGGAGGATGTTTGCAAAATACGCCTACGGCAACGTCCCGGAGTGGTTCGCCTCTGCGGTATCTGCGACGTCCTATGTGCTGTCTGTGGACAAGGGAAAGGGGGTTGAGTGTATTTCCGCCTTGCACACGGCAGCGGAACGGGCACCGGCTGAAATTCGGATGACGGCGCAGACAAAACTGCTTAGGATATGCCAAGAAACCGGGATGCCCGGCGGGATTGGGAGCCTGCCTGTTCTCTAGGGGGGCAACATGGAGTACAAGGATAGCAGGAAGTACTGCGTCGGGTGCCGGTATTTCTTCGGATATTATGAAGGCAGCCGGTGCTGCAATTACATATTCGTCCGCGAGAAAAAGCGGCCTTGCCCGCCTGGGAAGGATTGCACCGAAAGGAGGGCGAAAACGAAAAACAGGAGACGGAATTTAATATTATAGCTTTATCTCTGTATAGTATATATTAAATATAATCTTATATCTTGTGTGTATTGTGTATATCTATACAGGGATTTACTAAGAAAAGAAAGGAGAATTTCTAAAATGTGCCTATTTTGCGAGGCGTACGATGGCAAGCGGCAAATCGCCGACTGGTTTCTAACTAATGGTCAACGTGTGGATATTTCCGTCGCAATCGTTGAACGGTATTTTACCCGGGAAGACCGGTTCGGCGGCCGCAGCCTGGACTATATCAACGATGGAAAGGGCGCACCCCTGAACTATTGCCCGACTTGCGGAAAGAAACTGAGTGGTACGGCATGGCCAAAATAATCAACTGCCCGAGCTAAAGGGGTATTTCATAAAATACGAAAGGAGAAACCGATTCCGAAACAAAATGCTTATCTTGCCAAGCAGGAGGCTGTTCAGCGGCAGTGCTTCAACGATGGTTGGGAACTCGGAACACAGCAGATGTGCGACTATATTTCCCGGGCCTTGCGAGACCCGGAGGCCATGGGCAAGGACACATTTAGCGGCGCAAGAATCCTGAAAGTCCTGAAGAAAACCAACGAAATCATGCAGTATTTCCGACCAGCGTTCCTGCCAAACGATGAAGCGGATTGGTATCAAGAACAGCTGGACAAGGCTCTCATGGAAGCGTATAATGGAAACGGTGAGACGTTCTTCCCGTTCCGGGAGCGGTACGATTGCCTGAAAGAGTACGACTATAAGTCTGGGAAATGGAGGAGATAGTATGAATCTTTTGAATGAAACCTTGAATATTCTCAAAGAAAACCGTAAAACCCCTGCGGATGTGCGGTGGGTTGGAAGAGAGTCTGTCAATGCGAAGTGCAGCTGGGACGGCTTTGCAAAACAAGCAAACTTCGAGTACGACAATGAATACGGCATTGCAGAAATACCTGGAGACCTGATTGTGGCCGGTGACGATTGGCGGCTTGAGAGGGCGGAGTATGACGGCTCTGAGCGGTGGGAGTTTAAGACCGTGCCAGCAGAGCCGGATTTGGACAGCCACGCATCCAGCCGGTGCCTTGGCCTTGGAGTGGAAGATAGGCTGAGGATAACGCAAGGGCGTAGAAACGGATACTATGAACTTTTACAAGCACCGGAGGGCGTTAGGCTCAAGGGAAATGGTGCCTCGGAGCAGGGCAGCGAAAAACCATCACTCGATGGGAGAGGAGGGCCTAGAGTATATTCTTTCAGTATAAAGTTCCGTGAGGATGTACGCATAAACGCTAATGATTTTTTGGACTTAATTGGGAAAGATCGCAAATTTGCGTTTACTACCAAGAGCGATGACGGAGCTGCGGCAAAAGAACTCATAGGAACGACCAAATCAGTCTCGTTCTACGGTGGGAACGTGGTTAAAATCACAGTTGCGTTTCCTGAGGAAGTCAAAGACTTGGATTGAAGACGTAGAAAAAGCTGGTGAGAAAATGATAAAAAACTGCGTAAACTGCGGCGCACCACTTGAAGGAAAAAAGTGTTCGTACTGCGGCACGATGTACAACGACTCCGGTATTGTAGCGTCGTTTGACAAAGACCAATGCACAGGGACATTGGCTATCGGAGGGAACGAATACACGGTCTATCTCGGAACAATGGAAGCATTCACCGTCTGTGGAAGAGCTGGGAGAGACAGTAAAGGGCGGCTCCAAATGGAGAATGGACGGATGATTCACAAATTCACGCTGATAGAAATGTGAGCCTATCTTATTAACAAGAATTTATATATAATAAATATATATAAGTCTTATATCTTGTAGTGTGTATGTGTTATGGTAAATAATATAATAAATTTACTAAAACAATAAAGGAGGATTACGACTTTGGCAGAAGGTGAAAAGCTCAAAAAGAAGCCATACCAAGTTCCTGACCTAGAACCGGGGGACAATACCAAGTACATCAACCATTCCATGACCATCATGAAGTGGGACAAGCCGGATATGGACAGCTTGGAAGCGGTGCAGAAACGGTGCTTCGACTATTTCAGCTTGTGCGCTGAGAATGACATGAAGCCGACTTTCGCAGGGTTCGCTTTGGCGTTCGGCGTGGACAGAATGACCATGTGGCGGTGGTGCAATAATCAGCCGAGAAGCAGGGATTTAAGCGACTCTGTGCGTGACACTATCAAAAAAGCGCGGGATTTAATCAACGCTCAGATGGAGGATTTCATGCAAAATGGAAAGATTAACCCCGTTGCCGGAATTTTTTTGATGAAAAACAATATGAACTACACAGACCAGCAGGAAGTGGTCTTAAAGCCGGATAATCCGCTTGGAGAGCGGGCAGACCCGGAGAAGCTGCGGCAGAAGTATCTGGAAGATGTTCGCGGTAGCGGTGCGACTATCATTGACGCGGAGGGTGGAACGGAATGAGAGAAAAGACGGAATACGCCATCGAACGAATGTGCACAGAGGTTGCCAAAATCCGGATGCTGATGGAGGGCGGCGCTAGGAAACCCGCCTGCGACTTTTGCAGAGAGTGTGTGAACAAACCGGAAACATTCACCGTGGTTGCCCATAGCGGGCGGCAAATGACGGTGACTTGGAATTTTTGCCCAGTGTGCGGTCGGAAGCTCGAGCGACTATAACAGCGACTTTGACCCAGCGACTATAGCGACTATAAAAACGCCCCGGAGGTCTTGCGACTTTCGGGGCGACTTTCTGCGACTATGAAACGGGAATTTTCGGCTGCGACTTTGCGACTATGGCTCACGAGCTGGGAGCCTTGCGGGGATTTTCAGCCATGACGCAAAAACATGGCGGGAAATCTGATCGGGATCTGGGCTGCCTCTGGCGGGCCGTGGGGTGGCGCCCCTGTTCCGTCGCAGAGGGCAGAACGCCGGAGGGCGCAGAAAGCGACCAGACGGGCGAAAAGCTGCGGGGGCATCCTGGCATATCCGGCACAGGAATAGGCACAATGGCGGGCGCTGAGCGCCCCACACGCTGCATAAAACGCCGTGCGGCATTTCGTGGCGTCCATGCGTGCCCATTTTAAGGCGGGAACGATGCTTGACGTTAATTTATATTGCCGGAATAAAAGCCGCTTAAAAAGCCGCTGAAAGCCTTACGGGGCATAGCAAGAGAAAAGCCCCGCCACAATGGGCGGGGCAGACAGAGCGGCTGCCCGGGTTGATCTGGACAAAAAGAAAGCCCCCGGAATAATCCGGGGGGCGTTTCGGTGGTGGGAACTGTGATTAGATGCGATCCAGCGTGCCAAATTCTGCGATCTGGTCCGGCGTGGCTTCGTCCATCTGTTCTAGTAGCTCTGCCGTTGTCATTTCCCAGCCGGCCGCCAACTGGGCAACGGCGCATAGGCTGAGGCACACAGGGTATTCGCTGCCGTATATGGCGTCTGCATATTCCGGTTTCGCAATGTAAAACGAGCCCATTTTTTTCTTTCTGCCCTTTTCCCTGGGCGGCGGGATTTTATGGGGCCGGGTTGATACGCTCAGCCCGCCAAAAGCGTTATAATGATACCATATCCGCGCTTGTTAGGCAACGGGCTATTTGCTGATTTTTAGCAGCTCCGCTAGAACCAGCAGCGGGAAAAACAGAATTGCAAGCAGTGCCACGGCTACACCCCCTTATATTTCCATTCTTGCAAACTCTTTCATTTCTGCGGCGAGGTCTTCCGGGCTATTTGCCCATCTGCTGAGCCATTCCGGGAAATGCTGGGAAAGATAGCTTTCGAGGTTGTCGAGATTATCCGGCTTGGAGGCTATGAGCTTTATAGCCCCTACGAAATCCGCCGCCGCTTTCGCTACTCTTTCGGGCGTGTAAAGCACCTTGCAGGACTTTCCACCGGGGCAAATAAATTCCCGATCTTTTCCGGCGTGTTCGCAATGGCTCACACAATTCTTGCAATTATCATACTTAACCATGATATAACCCCCTTAAAACAAGATAAACAGATTGGAGCAACGCCCGATAATGGCGTATAACTGCCCGGTTTCGGTATCTTCGACCAATCCGCCGTTAATGCCGTAAACGCCCGCGGAATAGCCCACCTTTTCAAGCCTGCGCAGCGTGTAAATATATTCGCTCGGCTTACTGGTGTAGTCCTCCGCCACTCCGAGCCGCACAAGCTCCCGGAGCGCTTTCAACGTGTATTTTTTCATTTGGGCTGCACCTCCTCCCGGTATGCATTGACAACACGGCTTGCGGCCTGGTACAGGGCTCTTGCTTGCACGTCTAGCCATTCTTCCCGGCTGTTTGGCCTGCGCTCACCGTTGCGGGTCTTCTTGAGCTCGGACGGGCAGCAAAGCCGTTCCGCAATGTCGCAGTCATAGATCAGGGCGGAACCGCCCCAGCTGTATTGCTCCCAGTCCTGTGCCCCGTTCAACATCCATTCCCGGCACTCTTTCTCGGATTCAGGGTCCCGGCCTTCGTATTCCGCCCGTTCTTTCAGTTCTTCTACCAGCTCCAGGGCGTAGACATTGACACCCTTGTCCCATGCGCTGCGATCCTTCCGGGCTTCCAGCTCGGCGGTGATTTTATCATAGATTGCCATTTTTATTTCCTCCTTGTAATTCTGCGGAGGCCGTGCTATAATAGCGGTGCCTCCTTGTGTGGCGCGCTCCCGTTGGTCTTGGTAGGATTGCGGGGGCGCTTTTGTTTTGCTCTTGCTTACATTTACTATTATATAGATATTTTCGTAAATGTCAAGCGTTATTTTACAGAAATTCAAGAAAAAATGTAAATTATCAAATCCGGCGCTTCCCGGCCCATCACGGGAGAAGCAGCAGCGAAAGCACCGGGGGCGGGGGATATGGCCGTGCTGGTTTGGAGGGGGTTAGCCCCATAAATACCCGCGAAATCAAAAAGCCCCCCCTTTCAGAAATTCCGGCAAAAACAAAAAAGGCAGTTCCTATTTGTGCATTATTACAGTTGACAAATAATTGTAAATCTGATATTATACAGAAAACAAGATGTACGGGGGAAGCAGAAATGTACGAGATGAAAAAGGCGTGTGTCTATACCAGAGTATCTACAGAGGCTCAGGGAGAGGACGGGAAAGTGTCTTTGCCTGAGCAGGAGCGAATGGCGAAAGCCTGCATTGAAAGCAAGGGCTGGGAATATGTGAAAACCTATGAGGACAACGGGTATACCGGCAGAAACACAAACCGTCCGGGGCTTCAAGAAATGCTTCGGGATATTCGGGCGGGTAAAATCGAAGCTATTGTTATTTTTAAGCTAGATCGGCTTTCCAGAAAGCAACGGGATACTCTAGCGATTGTAGAGGACGATTTGTTGGCAAACGGAGTTGACCTCATAAGCCTGAATGAAACGCTTGATACCACTACCCCGTGGGGACGTGCCATGATTGGCATTCTATCTTCCTTTAATCAGTTGGAGAGCGACAATATCGCCCTAAGGACTACCATGGGGCGGTATGCTACAGCCAGAGAGGGCGGCTATGCCGGGGGGAAGCCTCCGCTTGGGTATCGGGCTGAAAACGGGCATCTTGCAGTGGTGCCGGAAGAGGCGGAGATTGTAAAAAAGGTTTTCGAGTTGAGAAACCAGGGCTGTACATTGCAAGGAATCGCAGACAAGCTGAATGAGCTAGGATATCGGAGCAAGAAGGGCAAGGAGTTCAAGCACTCCGCAGTCCAGACGATTCTGGGCAACGAGGATACCTACCGGGGGAATTACCGGTACGGAAAAGAAATGTGTGAGAATACGCACGAAGCAATTCTAAAGGGGTGAGACTGCAAAATGGGAAAAAGAATATCTGATGCCGAACTAAATGAGCGGTATAAAAGTGTTCCACACTTCAATGTAATTGTGCGGGACGGGACAGTAGAGATACCATCCATTTTCATGTTTGAGGGTGGAGAAACGGAGTATTATCCATTTTTACAGGCTTGCCAGAAAATGAATTGCACGGTTCATTTGGTTAATGAGGGCATTACGATTGTGCCTGGCGAAAATGACATGATGCGGCGAGTAAAGGAAATGCTGTACTTCCAAATGGCAAGGTCGCCGGAAATGGTAACGCAATATCTTAATTATGCCCTGTGCGGAAAGAGAATGACCTGGGATGCAGTTCCCGGGCAGCATGAGCCGATTTTGAAGGAGGAATAATTATGCAAGCTGTATCAACCGCCATGTACACGCTTTTTGCAATCGAAATACTTGCACTTCCTATTTTGCTCATCATCTGGGTTATCCGAAAAATACAAAAGAAGCCTAGAATGAAATGGGTCAAATGGTTCTGGCTTTCTTTTGCTTTATTTTTGATAATCGGAGTGTCAACAAATCCTTCCACATGGTGCGAACATGAATACAAGCTGGTGGAAAGCAAAGAAGCATCCTGCACCGAAAACGGGTACGAGAAGTACCATTGTAATCTTTGCGGTGGCGATAAAAAAGAAACCTTAAAGAAACTCGGGCATTCCATGGTAGATGTTCGGCGGGTAGAGCCCACGGACGATAAGGACGGCGAATATGTCCAGAGGTGTACACGATGCGGATATGAAAAAATAGAAGTACTTCCAATGCTCAGAAAATCCGCTGAGCAGAAAACAGGAAGTTCGACATTGAAGAAAACTGAACCTACCACAGAACCCGCAGATACCTCTGTTGCTTACGACGATATATACAATGCATACAAAGAGAACGAGCTTTTGGCAAATGATACATACCGATACAACCGATACCGTATTACTGCGACAATCGACGGAATGAGCACCGGCGGGCTTCTGAATCTGACAGGCGGCGCTACACTGACGATGGAAGCCAGAGCCGGTAATACCATCGTTTACTTCTACGCAGAATTTGAGAAAGATCAGGAAGATGCCCTGAAAACAGTCAAAGTGGGAGATACGATTACATTTGAGGGAAAATGCATTGGAAGAGGTGGATTCACTGACTGCGAACTGAAATAAGGAGGTCTGACCTATGTGGGTGTTGCTAATTATTCTGTTCCCCATATTCGTGCTGATAGAGCTTATGAAGCATGTATAGGGGGCAAACCCATAAGTGAATAAATGTTCCCATAGGTGGGAGCCATAGCCGAAGGGCTGCTTGTGCTGAGATACGCACGGGCAGCCCTTATTTTTGTATCAGGAGGGAATTTATGAAAATCGACGTTTTGGGAGCAGAATATACGCTTACAGTAATTCGGGGAAGCAAAGAGCCAAGGCTCAAGGATTGTGACGGTTTCTGTGATGAAACCACGAAAGAGCTGCTGGTCGAAAATTACGAAGACAGCAAGGGGGAACCAAATTGCAAGCAAAACCTTCTGGTTCAGACAAACAAGGTGAAGCGGCATGAGATCATTCACGCATTTCTATTTGAAAGCGGCCTTGCTGAAAACTCTTACTGGGCGCAGAACGAGGAAATGGTGGATTTCTTCGCGATCCAGTTTCCCAAACTGCTGAAAGCATTTGAACAAGCGGACGCTCTGTGAGGTGAGAGTATGGATTATGAGAAATTGTCAACCTCCATTCTGGGGGCTATCGAGAACAGACCGGGCGATATCGGGGCATATGAAGACCTGTTTTCCCTGTGTCAGGCATGGGCTGAGACTGATTTCACGGCGGCACATCGGGCGAATAAGCATCTGAAATACCTGTGCGCCGAAATAATGGGTAAAGCTCCTACGTCTCAGGTGGAGGGATTCTACAGCCTTTGGCGGCGGGGGCTATTGTTTGAGGCTCCATATGACTTTGACAGCTATCTCACCTATATGGAGCTGGATAGGCAGGCGAAAAAGCGGTTTTATCAGCCACGGAAGAAGCAGCTAAAGCCCGTGGTGGACGCACTGCAAGCGCTGTGCGGGGATGACAAGCTGGATTTGCTGGCGGTTAGTTTGCCCCCCGGCGTAGGAAAGACCACGCTTGCAATCTTCCTGCTGACCTGGATTGCCGGACGCGACCCAAACAACCCGAATCTGACGGGCAGCCACTCTAATTCCTTTGTGCGGGGCGTGTATGACGAATGTCTGCGGCTGTTTGACTCAAAGGGGGAATATCTATGGCATGATGTCTTCCCTGCCGTTCAGGTGTCCAGCACCAACGCAAAGGACTGCCGAATTGACCTTGATAAGCGTCAGCGATTTGAGACGCTGGAATTTACCTCCATCGGAACGGGCAATGCCGGTCTGTACCGGGCGGCGAACCTGCTGTATTGCGACGATCTGGTATCTGGCATTGAGGTCGCGCTATCCAAAGAGCGGCTGGACAAGCTGTGGGAGACCTACACTACGGACCTGCGGCAGCGTAAAATCGGTGACAAATGCAAAGAGCTTCATATTGCTACCCGGTGGAGCGTGCATGATGTGATCGGGCGGCTGGAACGGGAATATGAGAACAATCCCCGGGCGAAATTCATTCGGATTCCGGCCATGAACGAGGATGACGAAAGCAATTTTGACTACGAGTTCGGTGTGGGTTTTTCCACAAAGTTCTACCGTGAGCAGCGGGATATTATGGATAGCGTTAGTTGGAAAGCGCTGTATCAAAATGAGCCTGTAGAAAGAATGGGGCTGCTCTACCAAGAAAATGAACTCCGCCGCTATTTTGACCTTCCAGACCAAGAGCCAGATGCAATCATTGCCGCTTGCGATACAAAGGACAGAGGAACGGATTATTGCGCCATGCCGATTGCGTACCAGTATGGTGACGATTACTATATTGAAGATTTCATATGCGATAATTCTAACCCGGAAATTGTGGAAGCAAGAATTGTGGCAAAACTGCTAAAGCACAGGGTTCAAGCTGCACGTTTTGAAAGCAACTCCGCAGGAGGAAGAATCGCGGCAGATGTGCAAAAGTGTGTGAAAGAGGAAGGCGGAAGAACAAAAATCACGACAAAGTTCTCCACCACGAACAAAGAAACACGAATTATTATCGCCGCCGGATATGCCAAAGAGCATTTTCTTTTCAAGGACGAAAGCGCATACAAAGGCGATAAGGAGTATCGGCTTGCTATGAGTATGCTTTGCGGATACACAATGGCTGGAAAGAACAAAAACGACGACCTGGTTGACAGTATCGCAATGCTGGTTGACTATTCAGAATCTTTCAGGCTGGCAAAGGTTGAAGTTATGAAAAGACCATTTTAAGGAGGTTTTGTTATGTCTGGGAAAAGGCACGGAATGAGCCATACGCCAATTCACGATATATGGTGCGGGATAAACAACAGATGCAATCCAAATCATGCTCATTCGGAAAGATACGGAAAGCGTGGCATAACCGTGTGCGCAGAGTGGGCGGTGTTTGAGAATTTCCGGGATTGGGCGTTTGCGAATGGATACAAAGAAGGTCTCACAATAGAGCGTAAGGACGTAAATGGAAACTATTGCCCGGAAAACTGCACATGGATTCCACTTGCGGAACAAGCAAGGAACAGGAGAACAACCAGGTGGGTGGAGTATTGTGGCAGGAAAATGTCTCTTGCGGAAGCGGCTGAAATAGCTAGGCTTCCATACAAACAAGTCCACTTCCGCATTAAGCACGGGTGGAGCGTTGAAAAGGCACTGTCAGAGCCGTTAAAAGGAAACTCAAGTTCACTAAGAAGCCGGTGTGAAAAAGCAGGGATTAACTACAACACTGTGTACAATCGAGTGCATTCTCTTGGGTGGAGCGTTGAAAAAGCAATCACTACACCATCCAAGGGAAAAGGAGCTAACCAGCATAGCTATGAATAGTTTGCCCAAAGCTTAAACGGGGCGGTTATAGAGGTTTTCAGCAGACCATTTTAGTCCCAAAGTAGCCGATGGTTTACGAACGAGAATTAAGTAGACAACCATCCGCCACTGTGGTATAATGGTAAATGAGAAAATAGATTTCCGGAAAGGGGGTGCGTAATACGGAGAGCAGACGGTTATTCGGGCGCCGGGTGATTTACACCGAGGTTACGGATATAAACGAGGGGAATATTATCGACGTGCTACAAAAGGCACTGTTTACGCACCTGCAAAATCAGGCAGAGATTGATTACCTGTACTGGTATTACAAGGGAGAGCAGCCAATCCTTAACCGTGTAAAGGAAGTCCGCCCGGAAATCAACAACATGGTTGTGGAGAACCGAGCAAATGAGATCGTATCTTTCAAATCGGCCTATCAGGTCGGCGAACCAATCCAGTACGTAAGCCGTGGTGGGGACGAAGACATTTCCTCTGAAGTGCTGAAACTGAATGACTATATGCTGTCCGAAGACAAGCCGGAAAAGGATAAGGAACTTGCCGATTGGTTCTTCACTTGCGGTACCTCTTATCGAATGACTTTGCCGGACGTTCTGGCGGATGTCGAGGAAGACGAGGCTCCTTTTGAGATATTCACTCTTGACCCGAGATACACATTTGTCGTGTACTCCGTAGGGCTAGGGCATAAGCCCATGATGGGTGTACGGTATGTTCTAAAAGAGGACGGAACGCTTGTTTTCTCCTGTTGGACAGAAACCAGGTATTTCGAGGTCTGGAACACATGGGCTGTTATTCGCGCAGAAGATCAGATTTTGGGAATCCCGATTGTGGAGTACCCGGCGAACATGGCTCGTTTAGGGGCATTTGAAATCGTGATTCCGTTGCTTGACGCAATCAACATGACGGAGAGCAACCGAATTGACGGCGTAGAGCAGTTCGTTCAAGCACTGATGCTGTTCCATAATGTTGACATCAGCAGTGAGGACTACAAGAAACTGCGGGACGAGGGCGCAATCAAGTTCAGGGATATTGACGCCACACTGAAAGCGGAGATTCAATATCTGACCTCCGAAATGAACCAGACCCAGACGCAGACCCTTGTGGACAGCATGTATGAAACGGTGCTGACCATCTGTGGAATGCCCAACCGGAACGGAGGGACTTCTACCTCTGACACCGGAACAGCGGTCATTATGCGGGATGGCTGGTCGGCAGCGGAAGCCAGAGCCAAGGACACGGAGCTGATTTTCAAGAAGTCCGAAAAGGAATTTTTGAAGCTGGTGCTGCGTATCTGCCGGGACATGGGGCATCTGAGCCTGAAACTCTCGGCACTGGAAATCCGGTTCACGCGGCGGAATTATGAGAATATCGCGCAGAAATCAACGGTTCTAACACAGATGCTTGCTTGCGAGAAAATCGCCCCTGAACTGGCATTTACACATTGTGGGTTATTTTCCGACCCGCAGTTGGCCTACCGAATGAGCATGGATTACATGGCGGAACAGGAGAAAAAAGCGGCGAAGCTTGCCGCGCAGAACGGAGGGAACGGCGATGGAAGCGGAAACCAGACCGGCGGTCAGAGTGACGGCGAAGGAAATTCGGGCGATTGAGGAAATCATCCGCCGCCGGAATCAGGCGGAAATCAAAGTCGAACAAGGCCAGATCGTGGTCATTGAGATTCGGCGTAAGAAGGTTAACTGACTGTTTGGCAAAGAGCGCCGCACCTTTCGCGGAAGAGCCACACCAAATGGTATAATTTGTGACTGCTCTAGGGAGCAGCGAACAGCCGAAGGGCTTCTGATACCAGAAATGGTATTGGAAGCCCTTCTTTTTTTACACTGCGGCATCGATAAGCGGTAAGGCAAACAGAAACTTAAAATTAGGCGCGGCAGACAGCGAATGGGGTTCACCTCTCCCCCCACAGAAGGCCGTTCAAATCGGCCTCGCGCCATATATATCGCCGATGGCCTCCCTATCGGCGATGAAACCCGGAAACGGGCAAAGCGGTTCCCCGGCACCGTAAGCCGGGGATATGTGGGTTGTTAGCTCAGTTGGTAGAGCAGCGGACTGTTAATCCGCAGGTCACAGGATCGAAGCCTGTACAGCCCTCCATAACAGCAGCAGGGAAGCTGCTCTATCAAAAACGCAGACGGGAGACAACCCGTAAAAACAGAGATCACGGCGGAGGGAACCGCCTCACCAAACGCAGGAGGAATAATTATGGCAAAAATCGACACAAATCTCATTGAAGGTTATGCGGACATGACCCCGGAACAGAAGCTTGCCGCTTTGGAAGGCTTTGAGTACGAGGACAACGCCGTAGAGCTGGAAAGACAGAAAAACGCCCTTTCTAAGGCCAATTCCGAGGCTGCGGAATGGAAGCGTAAGCACAACGCGCTTCTGACTGATGAGCAGAGGAAGCAACAGGAGCAGGCCGAAAAGTGGGAGAACATGGAAAAGGAACTGGCCGGCCTGCGGAAGGAAAAAACCGTTGCCGGTTACAAAGCAAAGCTGGTTGCTCAGGGCTATGATGAAGCCCTTGCGGACGCTACTGCGGCGGCCATGGAATCCGGCGATATGGCTACGGTTTTTGCCAACAACCAGACGTTTTTGGAAAAATACGCCCAAAAAGTCATTGCGGACAAGCTGAAAAGAACGCCCAGAGGCGCGGATGGAAACCCCGGCGGCGCAATGACCAAGGCGGATTTCCTGAAACTCGACACCAAATCCCAAATGGAGTTTATCAAGAACAATCCTGACTGGAAAACAATTTTGAAGTGATTATGGAGGTAAAACATTATGGCTACTTATCTTGGCTTTCCGTTTGACCCCGAGCTGTTTAACTACAACTGGGCAAATGCGAAAGACCCCACCCTGACCGCGATGTTTGAGAGCGGCGCTGTCGCCCCGAACGCAGAACTGGCGGGCTTGATTTCCAACGGCTCTGACTTTTATACGCTGCCGTTCTACAAAGTTATTGGCGGCACTCCTGAGAACTACGATGGCGCGACTGACATCACCCTGACCGACCCCGAAGGCAGCGCTCAGAATGGTATCGTGTTTGGCCGCGCCCACGGCTGGAAGGAGAAGGACTTCATCGTTGATTACAACAGCGGTGCCGACCCCATGCAGCAGATCGTTTCTCAGGTGTCCAAGTATTGGCAGAAGCAGCGCCAGTCCATCATGCTGAAAATCCTGAATGCTGTGTTCGGTGTGACCGGCAGCGGTGAGTTTGCCGGTTGGGCGAACCACATCACTGACCTGTCTTCCGCATCCACCACTGTTGCGGATGCAAACAAGATGGGTGCGACCACCATTGGCGATGCGATTCAGAAGGCCGTGGGTGACAATCAGGACGCTTTCCGGCTGGTGTTCATGCACAGTAAGGTCGCCACCAATATGGCTGGCCTGAAGCTGCTGGACTTCCTGAAATACACCGACGCCAACGGCGTTGAGCGCCCCCTCCGCATTGGCACCGTGAATGGCATGACTGTTGTCGTAGATGACAGTTGCCCCACCACCGCCGCTACCAGCGGAGAAGGTGCGAAAGCGGCCACCTACACCACCTACGTCCTCGGCCTTGGTGCAATTCAGTACGCCCCCGCCCCCGTGAAGGTTCCTTCCGAGCTGACCCGTGATGCTCTCAAGGGCGGCGGCTATGACGCTCTGGTGACTCGTATCCGTGAAACCATGCACCCCAACGGTTTCAGCTTCACCAAGCCAACTTCTGGCTATACCGCTTCTCCCACGGATGCACAGCTTGCGGCATCTGCCAACTGGTCTATCGTGGCCGACCCGAAGACCATTGCTCTGGCAAAGATCATCACTAACGGCTAAGGAGGTTCACCATGTTCTATGTTTCTGACGGGAAAGTGTATGTGCGCGAGGGAGATCACTTTCGCAACGTGGGCTTTACCGCAAAGGACAAGGTGATTACCCGGCGCGAACTGGAGAGCACTTCTGTGGTGATGGGAACGGTAGTCGTTGATACCCTCAACGACCCCGTACCGCTCACCCGCGAGGAAGTTATCACCAAGTTTGGTTTATCGGAGAATAATCCTATTCCCGTTATCAAGAAACCACGCAAGAAGGCGGGAGAACCCGTAGAATGAAAGGAGGTAAGAAACCGTGCAGGAAGCCGAGAAAAACGCATTGGTAAAAGCCATGGCGAATGAAACCGACGAAAGCACGGTTTCTGCCTACCTTGGCATTGCGGCAAGTAAGATTTGCCGCAGGGCATACCCGTTTGACCCTTCCATTATGGAGGTTCCGGAGCAGTACAGCTATCTACAGGTGGAGATTGCTACGTATCTTCTGAACAAGCGAGGCGGCGAGGGTGAACTGTCTCACAGCGAGAACGGCATTTCCCGTTCCTACGAGAACGGGGACGTTCCGGAATCCATGATGCGACAGATCGTCCCCATGGCCGGGGTTCTGTGAGGTGACAGTATGAGAATCATGGAGCGAAACAAGCAAAGCTTCTGGTATCTGCTGTATGACCGGAAAGTTCCTGTCACCGACGAAGACGGCAACGAAACCGGCGAGGAAACTGTTGTGTACAAACCTGCCGTTTCCTTCCGCGCCAACGTATCCGCTGCGACCGGGGCTTCTCAGGTGGAGCAGTTCGGCAATCTTGCCGGGTATGACAAAGTCATCGTTACGGATGACATGACCTGTCCCGTTGACGAGAATACCGTGCTGTTTCTGGACAAGGAGCCTGTGTATGACGAGGACGGGAAGCCCCTGTATGACTACATGGTCAGACGGGTGGCAAAGTCTCTGAACTCAGTGTCCATCGCCGTTACGAAGGTGAGCGTGTCGTGAGCTACAAGAAAATCGTGGTTCCGCTGTCGGTTTCCGGCATTCAGAAGATTCAGGACGAATTGAAGGAATACAAACGCTGGCAGAAGGGCAAGGCAAATGAACTGGCCGAAAGGCTGGCAATGCTGGGTGCTTCTGTGGCTTCCATCCGGTTCTCACGGGCTGTTTACACCGGGATGAGGGATGCAAACGTGTCCGTCGTGGCAATCCCGAATGGTTACGCCGTAAAGGCCGATGGGGAATCCGTCCTTTTCATTGAATTTGGAGCCGGTATCACCTACGGAACCGGGCACCCGGAAGCGTCGGAGTTTGGCATGGGGGCTGGCACCTACCCGGACGGGAAAGGTCATTGGGACGACCCCAAAGGCTGGTATCTGCCCAAAGACAAGGGCGGCGGCCACACATACGGAAATCCTCCTGCAATGCCCATGTATGAGGCGAGAAAAGCGATTGAGCAGGAGCTTCCGAGAATCGTTATGGAGGTGTTCAGGGCTTGATTGATATTGAAAAGCTGATCTATACCCCCATTGCCGAGGCTCTGCGAAAGCGCTTCAAGGGCATTGCGGTATCCGGCGAATATGTGAACGCTCCTCCAAAATTCCCCTATGTAAGCATCGTAGAGCAGGACAATTATATGTCCGCGAACAGGCTGGACAGCAGCGACCGGGAAAAGTTTTCCACGCTGATGTACGAGGTTAATGTCTACTCCGACAAGGCGGGGAGCAAGAAAAGCGCCTGCCGGGAGATCATGGGCGTTATAGACGAAATGCTCTACAAAAGGAATTTCACGCGAATTTCGTTGTCCCCTGTTCCGAACATGGAAAACGGAACGATTTACCGCCTGGTTGCCAGGTATCGGGCTGAGACGGATGGAACAAATATTTATAGGAGGTAGCAAATGTATTCGGTGTACGTTTTGACCGTAAAAGACGGGCGAAAATATGTCGGTGCTACCTCCATGAATCCCATATCTAGGTGGAATCACGGAAATGGGTACAGATTCTGCGAAGACTTCTGGGAAGTTATATGCAGAGATGGTTGGGAATCTGTGACAAAGGAAATTGTCGCTGATGCCCTTACGAAGCAGGAAGCGAGCCGAATGGAACAAGAGCTTATTTCGATGTTTCATTCCACCGATCCCAAGAAAGGCTTCAACCGGGAGGGCGGTGGAATTGATGACCAGCGTCTTGTTCTTTCGAGCACAAGGCAAAAGCAGCGGGAGAAACAGCTTGGAGTGCTCAACAATAACTACGGTATGCACTTTTCCGTGGAACACCGCAGAAAAATTGCGGAGTCCAATAGAGGGCAAAAGCGGTCCGAAGAGACTAAAAAGCGAATCGGAGAGGCGAAAAGAAAGCCTGTGTTCCAATATTCGATGAATGGCGAGTTTATTGCAGCCTATGAGAGCGGGAGAGCCGCCGAAAAGATTACTGGTATACCGGCCTATGCAATCTCAAAAGTTTGCCGTGGCGTACACAAACAAGCTGGCGGTTACTTTTGGAAAAATTAGAAGTTGAAAGGATGAATAAAAACATGGCCATAAGCACGTATCGCGTTTTCCTTATGAAAAAGGGAAGCACCGGCAACACCTACGAAAAGCTCATTGACATCAAGGAGTTCCCTGATCTGGGCGGCGATCCGGAGATGCTGGAAACCACTACCCTGTCTGACAAGATGCAGACCTACATCGCCGGTATCCAGTCCTTGGATGCCCTCTCCTTCACGGCGAACTACACCTTGGATGACTACAAGAAGCTGGTGGCTCTCAACGGAAAGACCGAGAGCTACGCTGTGTGGTTCGGCGGAACCGGTGACGGCACGAACCTGACCCCTACCGGCTCTGACGGCAAGTTCAAGTTCGATGGTCAGCTGACTTGCTACCCCACCGGCGGCGGCGTCAACGAGGTTGTAGACCTGAACATTTCCATTGCCCCGTCCACGCCCATTGAGCTGGACGACGCGACCTGAGCCAAAACACAGACCACACATTTTTAAGGAGGATTAGCGATGGCTAAGAAAATCTGCATTCCCTACAACGGCAAGAAGTACACGCTGGAATTCACCCGCTCCACGGTTTCCGCCATGGAGAAGACCGGGTTCTCCATCAATGAGCTTGGCGACAAGCCCGCTACCATGATCCCCATGCTGTTCAGCGGCGCTTTTGCGGCAAATCACCCCAACACCAAGGTTGCTACCATCAACAAGATTTACGACGGTCTGAGCAACAAGTCCGGCCTTGTGAAGGTGCTGGCGGAAATGTACTCCGAGGCCGTGTACACCCTGCTTTCCGATGATGAAGAGGAAAACGAGGGAAACCCCGGCTGGGAAGCAGTAGAGTAAGCGAACTTCTTTCCGAAAACGGAGGGGGTGGGGAGACCCCTACCCCCTCTTACGCTTACACAAATATCTTCAAGAAGTTATTCCCGTACTATCTTGCAATCGGCATGACCTATGACCAGTTCTGGAATCAGGACGTGGAACTGGTGAAAGCCTACCGGGAAGCTGACAAGATCAAACGGGACTTGAAGAATCAGGATATGTGGATGCAAGGGGCTTATTACTATGAAGCCCTTCTGGATGCCGCCCCGGTTCTGCGGTTCAGTTTCAGCAAGAAGCCGCCGAAGCCGGTTCCCTACCGGGAGCAGCCCTTTGAGCTGCACACTGGGCAGCGGAAAGCAGCGGATAGTGGAGAAAAGCAGCTGACCCAGCAGGAAAAGAGCGACAAAAAGGCGAAAGCCATGATGGAGATGTTTATGGTATCCATCAACAAGAAATTTGAGAAGAAGGGCGGTGAAGGGAATGGCTGACAATGTGGAAATGCAGGGCATTGAGTTTCAGATTGTGAATGACAGTGCCGCGGCATCCGCAGGGGTGGAGGTTCTGGCAAAAAAGTTGTCAGAGCTAAAAACGTCGATCAGCGGTTCCACAACTGCCCTTTCCAAAGTTGCAGCAGGAATTTCGCAGATCAAGAATGCCGTGAACAACATGAATACCGGCGATTTTGCGAACAAGATAAACCGCATTAGCAGCTCCCTGGGCAACCTGAAAGACCAGACGGATAGCCTGAAAATCTCCGCGTCCATCGGAAACCAGCTGGCGGCCATCAATCAGGCAATCACCAATCTGCCGGACACCCCCGGAGAAAAACTGCGGAATCTGGCATCCGGATTGCAGCCTCTGTCCGAGCTTGGCCGGTCTAATATGACTTCCTTCATCAACCAGCTGAAAAAGCTGCCAGAGGTCATCCAGGAGCTTGAGAAAGCGGATATTGATAAGTTCACTCAGCAGATGAAAAACTTGGCAGCAGCCATGAAACCGTTCGCTGACGAAATGAACAAGGTTTCCTCCGGCTTTTCGGCATTTCCAAGCAGAATTCAAAGGCTGATTACATCGACGGAGCAGTACAACGGTACGGTAAGGCGGGCAACCACAAGCACAAATGCTTGGAATAGTGCGCTCAAAGCAATCAGTTTTGCGGCCATATACCGGGCGGCGGCAAAGCTCCTGGGTATCGCAATTGCAAAATCGTCCCAGTATACGGAGGATTTGAACCTGTTCACCGTTTCAATGGGGAAGTACGCCGAGGAAGCCTATAACTACGCCCAGAAGGTTTCTGATGTAATGGGCATTGACCCCGCTGAATGGATGCGGAACCAGGGTGTCTTTAACACCATTATCACAGGTTTCGGTGTGGCTGGTGACAAGGCAGCGTTCATGGCCAAGAACCTGACGCAGTTGGGCTATGACCTTGCCTCCTTCTATAATATCGATTTTGAATCGGCAATGCAGAAGGTTCAGTCCGGTATTTCCGGAGAACTCGAACCTCTGCGGCGGCTTGGCTACGACCTGTCTGTTGCCCGGTTGGAGCAGGAACGCTTGAATCTCGGAATTGACAAGAGCGTTTCCTCCATGACCCAGGCTGAAAAGTCCCAGCTCCGCTACTATGCCATGATGACCCAGGTAACACAGGTGCAGGGTGATATGGCACGAACGCTGGAAAATCCGGCAAACATGCTGCGGGTACTACGGGCGGAACTGGAACAAGCCGCACGTGCCGTGGGAAACATCTTTATCCCGATTCTGACGAAGGTTCTGCCAATTGCTATTGCCGTGGCAAGCGCCTTGCAGGAAATCATAGCGGCCATTGCCGCCCTGTTCGGGGTAACGGTAAAGTCCCCGAAATGGGGGGATGCGATTGGGAGCGCTTCTGCCGGGAGCGGCGCCATTGCCGACAACATGGACAGTGCCGCCGGTTCGGCGAAGGAGCTGAAACGATACCTTGCCGGGTTTGATGAACTGAATGTCCTCCCCGACCAGAATCAGGGCGGCAGTGGAAGCGGAGCCGGCGTAGGCGGTGGAGACCTTGGCTTGGACTTGCCGGGGTATGATTTCCTGAAAAATGCAGTAACCACGCAGATTGACGAGTGGAAGAAGAAACTGGAGCCGCTTGTTTCCTTTGTTAAGGACAATCTGAAAGAGATTCTGGGGCTTATTGCCACAATCGGAATTGCGCTACTTGCATGGAAGTTATCAAACGATTTCCTGAACGGAATTATGGCGCTCAAAACGCTTGGGAAAAACGGCCTTTCCATTCCGCTTACGATTTCCGCAGGCGTGATTCTGACAGCCGCCAGTTTTTCAATCGAGTTTAGAGCCATTAAAGACGCCATCGAAGATAAGCTCAATAGCTTCAATTTCGGGGAGATCATTCTGAGTGGTTTAGGCGGAACTGTAGGCGCTGGGGTTATCGGAAAAGGAATTGGGCAGCTAATTTTCAAGGCGTTCAAAGGAAGCGCTGTAGCCAAGGCGATTACTGCGGGCGGCGGAACGATAAGCACGGGACTTATCGGGGCAGCCATCGGTGGAATCGTTGCTGGAATCCCAATGTTCGTTACCGGGGTATACGACGCAATCATGAATGGGCTGAATACCCTAAACGGCTTATTGATTCCTGCGGGGTCTACATTAGCTGCTACGGGAATTGGCGCAATCATTGGTACGGCGATAGGCTCTGTCGGCGGCCCTGTTGGTGCAGCTATCGGCGCACTCGTTGGCCTAGCAGTAGGCGCACTGACAGACCTTGGTATTCTGATTTACCAGAAGTGGGATGAAATCTGCGCATTTTTTGCACCTGTTGCGGAATGGTTCAATATAAACGTTGTGCAACCAATATCCGGATTCTTCTCCGGACTTTGGACGGATATTGTTAAAACGTTTTCACCAGCTGTTACATGGTTCTCTGATCTGTGGAAAAGTGTAAGCCAGACATTTGAGGATGTCTTCTATAACATCGGAGTGCTTGTGAGCGGAACGTGGGAAACCATCAAGATTGTTTGGGGAATTGTTTCTGACTGGTTTGACACAAATGTTATCCAGCCTGTCGCCTCGTTCTTCTCCGGCCTTTGGGATGGCATATCTTCCTGGGCCATAAAATCGTGGAATAAAATCAGCACTGTTTTCTCTGGAATTGCAGCCTGGTTTGACGCAAACGTCATTCGCCCGATTGTTGGATTTTTCACGGATTTGTGGACAGATATAACGGTTATATTTGGGAAAGTAGTCGGATTTTTCAAAGGAATCATAAACGGCGTTCTTTCCGGACTTAACTCGGCAATCAGCTACGCATTCGGCGGAATCAACAGCATTCTCCGCAGTATACGAGGATTCAGCATTGCAGGATTTACCCCGTTCTCCGGGCTCCGGGAAATCAGCGTTCCTCAAATTCCGATGCTTGCCGATGGCGGCTTTGTAGACCAAGGCCAACTCTTTATAGCCCGTGAAGCCGGCGCAGAAATGGTTGGCTCTATTGGCAGACGGACAGCAGTTGCCAACAATGACCAGATCGTTGAGGGCATCGCAACGGCCACCCGTGAAGGAAACGAAGACCTTATCAACGCTCTGTACGCTGTCGCTCAGCAGATTATCGCGGAAATGCGGAATCAGGACAACGGAGGTGGCGGTGGATATGACTTCGACCGGGCTGTCCGGGATGCTCAGCGCAGGAACGCAAGAATGTATGGATAAACGGAAGGAGTGAAAACGGCATGAAGATGATGCTCAAAATTAACGGCGTGGACTTCATGCCGTTCATTGCAAAGCAGGGTGTGAAGTGGCAGCGCAATGACATTGATGCCCCCAATTCCGGGCGCACCATGGACGGACAGATGCAGCGTGGCCGGGTGGCTACCAAAATCCGTCTGGACATCACCTGCCGCCCACTAAAGGCTGAGGAAGCTATGACCGTGTTGCATACCATTCTCCCGGAATATGTGACCGTGGACTACTACGACCCTATGAGCGGGTACCGCAACAATGTGACCATGTACTCCAACAATAACCCTGCATCTTTCCTGATAGAGAAGCCGGAAGACGATTGGTGGAGCGGCATTACCTTTCCCCTGATTGAGAGGTGACGGGCGCTTATGCAGAACGTATCACAGGAATACCGGGACATTGTAGCTGGCAACCACTGGTTTGAAAACCGCCTCTGCATCGGTGATACCGGAAAGCTAATTGACAAAAGCGGAAGCGCAATCACGTTCGGCGGAGTGCGTATTCTGGTAGATAGCGGTGGCGCTGAAACCGGATACGGTGAAGAACTGCTGATATCCATGGAGCAGAAGCAACCGCTTCTTTCCGATTCTCCTGACGTTGGAAAAACCTGCGCCGGTGAGATCAACGTTGAAATGATTCATCCATATGGTGATATCCAAAAACGTGCGCTTCTTCGGCCATATATCAGAGCTGCAAATGAGAATGCCGCCTCTGAATGGCTGCCACAAGGAAAGTATTACATTGACAAACGGAGCGAAGGAGAGATCGGTGACCGGACAAAGCTAACGCTCCACGGATACGACGGAATGCTTCTTCTGGAAGAAGACTATCCGGCAGAATCCTCACTTAACTGGCCTGCAAGTGACATTGAAGTTCTGAAAGAGATTTCCGATGCAGTCGGCATCTCGCTGGATAGCCGGGTATATCAAATCGTCACCTCTGGCTACGAAATCCCGTACCCTGCCGGGTACAGCTGCCGCGAGGTCATTGGCTACATCGGCGCAATGTACACCGGCTCCTGGGCTATGACGGCCACCGGAGAATTGATGCTGGTCACGCTCACGGGGCTTCCGAAGGAAACCAGCTATCTGATTGTTGGCGGAAGCGATAACAGAGCGATCACGTTTGGAGGTGTCAGAATCCTTGTTTGATAAGTTCATCATCGGGTCTGCCGCCGACAGCCTGAAAATATCAGACCCACTCAGCGCGTACAGCCGCGTCACGTTGAAGGTTGCTGACGGCGTGGAGTATACGGCGGGTACAGACAGCGGCAAGGAACTGATCTCCGAAAACCCTTTCGGAACTCAGAAAATGGCAAACGACATGTTGGCCAGAATCAACGGCTATTCCTACCAGACGTATACGGCTACAGGCGCAATCTTAGACCCGGCGGCGGAGATTGGAGACGCGGTTCAGGTTAAAGGAACCTATGGCGGCATTTACAGCGTGTCAAAGTCCTACGGGAAAATGATACGCGCAGATGTTTCCGCCCCCGGCTCTGAGGAAATCGACGAATCCGCTCCCTATAAATCCCACGAAACACGTAAGGTAGAACGTCAGTTTATAGAAACCCGGGCACAACTGAAAATTCAGGCCGACCAGATTTCCGCCGAAGTCTCTGCCCGTATCGAGCAGGGGGACGAACTCACCTCGCGGCTGGACATTCAGAGCGACCAGATCTCCGCGCGGGTTACCAAAACCGGCGGTAACAGCTCGTCCTTCGGCTGGGAGCTGCTTAATGATTCCTGGACGGTCAAGGCCAACAATACCACGGTGTTCCGAATCACCAAATCCGGCGCAGAAGTCCGTGGAAAGTTCATCGCCTTAAGCGGCAAAATCGGCGGTCTTGATATCCAATCCGACTACCTAAGCTATAACAATCAGGTCTGGAACGGCACCAACAGCCGGGGTATTTACATTGGTGTCAACGGCATTCAGTGCGGCTCTGAGGCTAACGGCGTGCAGATTACGCCGACCGGCAATCTGTACGCTGAGAATGGCTATTTCCGGGGAAGCGTCAGCGCTGGTATGATTGACTACGGTGGCAACGATGGGTACCTTGACGGGTCAGGTCTTGCCAGTCACAGTGTCTACGGCTCGGAAATCGGCTACAATACCATATCCACGGCCTATACCAGCGGAGGTATCAATACCTCGCTTGGGTATGCGGATTTTGCAAATGGTGTGTTCAATGGGTGGAATACCGCAAGCTACGTTGATGCGGCCATACTATTCGCGTCGAGCTTCTATTTCAAAGACGAAGAGGTGGCTTGGCGAACAATTAAGGACGGAAACGGATTATCACAAACTGTATTAGTGAGGGCTTAAGTATGGAAAAACTGAAAACCGCAACAGGCAAAGAATTCGACTGCGATTATTTCAACCCTTTCCCCCAGGCGGGGCAGATAAACATCCGTATTCTCGGGGAATCTCTGGCGACGATTGCCACAGTATTTGCAAATCCCGCTGAGACGGTGCAAATGTGGTGGGAAGGGCAGTACGCCGCCCAATATACGAAGCTAATCGCTATCGTACCGGAAAACGGCGCGGTGCGTGTGGTGCTGGGAAAGGAGTAAAAATGAACCCTGTAATGAAACTTAGGGCAGTCCTGAATACCCTTGAGGGCGTTCAGGTCGCAGGACGGGAGAACTGGGACAGGATGCTGGGCAGTATGCAGGCCATTGAAGAAGTGGTGCAGGCGCTGTCTGCGCCTCCTGAACCTGACAAGGAGACTGAACAGGAGGAAGCAGATGGCAGATAAAGCAATATCCGAGCTGATTGCAGCAGAACAGATAAAAGCCGCTGACCTTTTCGTCCTGGAACAGGACAGCGCGGCAAAGAAGCTGACGGGACAAATTCTGCTGAACTGGCTGACCGCCGCCGCTGACGGCCATGGCGGTATCAGCAGCATCGTGAAGCATTCCACCAGCGGCCTGACGGATACATACCGTATCACCATGGCGGACACCACTACCTCTGACTTCACCGTAAAGAACGGGCGGGGCATTTCAGCCATTGCCAAAGTCTCCGTCAGCGGGCTGGTAGACACGTACCGTATTACCTATAACGATAATACCACCAGCACGTTTACAATCACGAACGGCGCGAAAGGTGACAAGGGCGACAACGCATACGTCTGGATTCGGTACGCGGCGCAGAAGCCCACGGCAGCTTCTCATAGCTTCGGTGTCCTCCCTGACAATTGGATGGGCGTATACAGCGGCAATTCCGCAACCGCCCCAACAGACTGGACGAAGTATCAGTGGTTCGAGATCAAGGGCGAAAAGGGCGACATCGGGAACCCGGCGCTGTTGACCAGCCAGTCCGTAACATATCAAGCCAGCACATCCGGGAATGTTATACCGTCCGGAAACTGGCAAGGCAGCATTCCCACGGTAGCACAGGGCGCTTACCTGTGGACGCGAGTTGCAATGACGTTCAATTCCGGAAACCCGATTTATGCCTACTCCGTCTCCCGTATGGGCTTGGATGGCACCGGAGCTGTATCCAAAGTGTGCGGCAAAGAACCTAACTCCAATGGCAACGTTGAGCTAGAAGCTGAAAATGTTGGGGCGTTGCCTAGTGCTGGCGGTTTAATGACCGGAAGTATTGTCATGAACTCCCATCAAATCAAAGCATTAGGCGTGCCCACGGACAGCGCTGATGCTGCAACCAAGGGGTTCGTAGATACGGCGTTAAGTAATGCCAAAACGATTGCAAAGACTGCAACGTTAACTGCTGCTGGTTGGTCTGCCAGCGCCCCGTATACCCAGTCTGTTACGGTCTCCGGTCTGACGGATACAAAACGTGCGATGGCTTATCCAGTGTACGGGAGCAACACGGCCACCAATCTTGCGCTGAAAGAGGCGTGCGGTATGGTGAGCTTCGCTTCCCGGTCAGGCGGCGTGCTGACGTTTACCTGCCTTGAGGACAAGCCCACGGTGGACATTCCGATTACGGTGGAGGTGTACGTATGAGTATTGCAGTGCCTTTATATGGATTTGGTGCCAGCGGCGGCACAGGCGGCACCCTGACCGTCACAGCTCCAGCAAACGTCACGGTGACTGTTTCCAAGGACGGCAAGAGTAAGATCAAGAACTCCGGCACCAGCGGCGTGGTTGTCTTCAAGGGGCTTGCAAGCGGGACGTGGACAGTTACCATCACCAGTGACGGCAAGACCGCCCAAAAGAATGTTGTGGTCACAACCGATTATTCAACCGTGATTGCATTTTTCGCAGCTACTATCAACATCACCTATCCCGCCGGTTCGACCTGTACTTGCTCTGACGGCACAACAACTCTATCCGCCCCCGACACCAGTGGTACATGGGCTTGTATCGTACCGAACGCAGGGACGTGGACGGTGAGTTCCACCGATGGGGATAAGTCAAAAAGTGCCGATGTCGTGATAATTACCAACGGCCAGACCGAGAGTGTTACGCTGCTATATATCACTTATCTGTTCAAGGACGGTGAAACTTATGATTCGCTGACCGGCGGATGGGGTGGGACGGTTAACGCTGAAAAGCAAGCACTAGAGTTTCTTGTCGCAGCGGGAAAAACAGTCAATATGGCTACGAAAAGCAAGGTTGATATGACTGACTACAGCACCATATCCGCTAAGACCGACGCAAATATTCGTGGCGTTTCTCTTTCATTGATTATTGAGGATTCCTTCGCATCGAGTAGACCGTTGGCACAGGCAGCTCTCGCTACTGCCTCGGATGAAGTAAGCCTCGATATATCCAACATCACCGGTAGCCACTTAATCCGGCTCGCTTCGTACTCTGAAAAAGGCGGCATCCGGTACGTCTACGAAGTCTCTATGCAGTAAGGGGGCTGTAACGCTTGAAAACAATTTATATTGGTTCAGAATTTAAGTGCTACGTTACCTCTGGTGAAGGCCTGACGCCTATTGAAACGGATTCCTTCGACGGTAAGTGCGACGCCTATATTGAGGGTTATCGCTTCATCCCAGCAGGTCAGACGTGGACACGCGCCGACGGCGTGATATTTGCCGGTGAGATGATCGCCCCGTGGAAGCCGTGGGCAGAGTTGGACACCGCCCAACGGGAGTATGAGCGGGAGCAGTATCAGGCTCTCGCTGCTCAGAACGCCGAGTACGAAGCCGCATTATCCGAAATCGAAACCGCTCTGGGGGTGAACGCATGACCATCGAAGAACGGAAGCAGAGAATCCTCGCGAAAATCGCGGAAATGAAAGCCAGCGGCGGCGAGGAACAGCTGAAAGAGCTGGATGAAGCCTACAAGAAAGGGGTTGACAGTCTGTGACGCAAGAGGAAAGAAAAAGCATCATGTATGCCCAGGGGCGGGCGAACGCGCTTGCCTTGCAGGAGAAAGCCCCTGACATGACAGGCACCGAACTGAACGCGGCGGATAGCGACATTCCCAGTTTTAAGGCCGCTGTCGCAAACAAAAACATGCTGGAGCGCAAGGCCGGGTTTGTGTGCCGGTCATCTGCTGGCCGTGTGGTGCGTCTGGTGCAACTCTATGACAGCACTATCTACACCCAGGAGCCGGAGGAACTTCCCGCACAGTGGGGGTTTGCTTGGAGCACCGACCCAGCTAAAGCGTTGCCGTTCGTCGCCATGGCTACCAGCCCCTACAATAAGGGCGACTGCTGCACGGAGGGCAGCAAAGTGTACCGCTCCACGTTGGACAATAATGTATGGTCGCCGTCCGCATACCCTCAGGGCTGGGAAGAGGTGAACGTATGACGGTAAAGCAAATTCAATGCCTTCTGACCTATCTGGGCTATTCTCCCGGCACGATTGACGGCATTGATGGCAGAAATACCCAAGGGGCAATTCGGGCGTTCCAAGCCGACTACGGGCTTACTGTGGACGGGATACCGGGAGCCGCTACCCAGAAAATGCTGATCGGCGCGATCGCCGGGACGGCGGTAAAAGTAGAGAAACCGGAGGCCAGCACCGAACCGAAAACCGGGACGTTCTGGGACGATATCAAGTACTTCACCCGGGAGGAGTTCCGGTGCCAGTGCGGCGGGAAATACTGCAACGGCTTCCCCGCAGAACCCGCAGAGGAAACCGTCCGCATGGCCGATGAGATACGCCGTCGGGCGGGGGTTCCCCTGAATGTGAATTCCGGTGTGCGGTGCAAGCGGCACAACGCCGAGGTTGGCGGGGTATCCAACTCCCTGCACACCATGGGGCAGGCTGTAGACCTCTCAGGGGCTATCCCCCCGGAGAAACTGTATGCCATAGCCCAGGAGGTGCAGGCCGAGAAAATCCCCGGACGGGGTGGCCTGGGGCTGTACGGATGGGGCATTCACGAGGACAACGGGAAGTACAGCCGGTGGAACGGCTGAGAAGGGAGTATGCCAATGGAAGAAACGGAAATCGCCGGGCGGCTTTCTGCGGTAGAACAGCGGAGCAAATCCAACTCCCACCGGCTGGACGCTCTTGAGAAGCATACGGAAGCGCTGAACACGCTGGCAACGTCTGTTGCCGTCATGGCGGAGAAGGTGGAAGTTACCGGGGAAAAGGTTGACGGCCTCTGCACGGACGTGCAGGAGCTGAAATCAGAACCCGGCAAGCGGTGGAAGTCGGTGGTAGAAAGGGTCATCTACATTGTCGTAGCCGCTGTTGTAGGGTTTATTCTTGCTCGGCTTGGGCTGGGCTGATTTTTAAGGAGGAAAACAAAATGATTAACTGGATTGTACGTATCAAGAACAAGAACTTCTGGCTGGCCGCGATTCCCGCGCTGCTTCTGCTGGTGCAGACGGTGGCCGCCCTGTTCGGCTTTACGCTGGACTTGGGCGAGATTGGCGACAAGCTGCTGGCCGTGGTGAACGCCGTGTTTGCCCTGCTGGTGATCCTGGGCGTGGTGAACGACCCCACCACCGCCGGTATCTCTGACAGCAAACTGGCAAGAACCTACAGTTCCCCCAAGGAGGACTGATGTGGTAAGTGGATAAAGTCCCGTGGAATCGGGTAATTCTGGATGAGTTCTGTTCTCTGGCGATTCTTACGCCGCTAGAGGAAAAGATCATCCGCACCCGAGCCGCCGGATGGAGCCAGACAAAACAGTGCCACAAGTTTTGTGTGTCCCAAGCCACTATCACAAGAACGGTTAAAAAGTTGCGGATAGAATACGAATTGTGCAGAAAGTACAGTGACAAGCTCCCTGAAAATCTGAAATTCTGATTCTGCGTGACGATTTATTGACGATTTATTGACGAAATCCCGACGAGTAGATGATGATTCTACCGTCGGGATTTTTGTTATTCTATAGGTAGAAGGTGGCCACCTCCTAATATTTTGAAGGAGGACTTCTAAACTATGGAAGTAGAAAAGGATTATGCAAGCAAAGGCGTAGCCGGTGCCGGTCTTGGCACGGGTATTGCCGGTCTGGCGCTGGGCGTGATGAATGCTGCGGGCGGCCTGGGCGCTCTGGCTCTCGGCAACCGCAATTCTGCTCCCCCCGCTCCCGTAATGCCCGCCATGCCCTATGGGGTTGGCTACGGCTGGGGCGGGTGCAGCGAGAACATGCCCGTGAGCCGGTATGAACTGGATCGTGAGCAGCAGCTCGCCGCCAAGGATTCCGAAATCGCGCTGTTGAAGGCAAACGCCTACAACGACCAGAAATCCATTGAGCTGTACGCTTACATTGACGGACAGCTCAAGGACATTCGCAAGACCCTGTGTGATCAGGCCGTGCACAATCAGCGCACTGAGGACAGCTTCGCACTGGTTCGTCAGGATGTGGAATGCGTTCGGGCTGAGCTGTCCAAGGACATCAAGATCGAGGCAGAGCGGCGTTGCTGCGCTGACAATTCCATCGTGACCTACGCCAACGCGACCTTCTATCCAAAGCAGGTTGCCGACGTGACCACCGGAACCGGCACCACGGCACAGACGCTGTACAACCCCCTGCCCAAGTGCGGCGGGTGCTGCAACGGTTGATTCCCGACAATTGGGGCGGCAGCCGCCGCCCCATACTTTCAAGGAGGTAATTTATGATTCCTATGGAAAACGTGCAGGCAGGGCTTGCAAGATTCATTGACAGAAGCATTGCTCCAAGTCTTTCCGGCTGGGACAGAGTTCTGGTTGCCGGGGCTGGGGGGCTGCTTACCGCAAATTTCCCGAAGATTATTGCCCAGTACGCAGATCATCCCATGGTAAAGGCGCTGGGCGTTTACGATATGGAGCATGGCACGGTGGATGTTGACGCCCTGTATAACGCCGCAAAGCCATACATGGGGGCAGAGGCGCTTCCCGTGAAAATCCCCGGAATCGGGCTTACGCTCAAGCTGGGAAAGCAAGATATTGATACGCTGTATGCGTACATTCAGGAGGGCATCAGATGAAAGAAATCAAACTGCTGATGGAGCACATTGAGGACGAGCTGGAAGACGCGCACACCTACGCCGAGCTGGCCGTGGAATACAAGCACGAAGACCCGGAACTGGCAGACCTGTTTTACAGGCTGAGCGGGGAGGAAATGAACCACATGAACGCCCTGCACAAGGCCGTTGTTTCCCACATTGAGGAATACCGCAAGCAGAAGGGCGATCCGCCTGCGGCCATGATGGCTGTCTATGAGTATCTGCACAAGCGGGATATTGAACGGGCGGAGAACGTCGGAGTGGTGCAGGGGATGTATAAAAAATAAAGAAACACGCCCAGCCTATTAAGGCAGGGCGTGTCTTCTGGTTTGGATGAAAACCATTCCCACAACGGTAATTGTGTTCGGATTTGCGTCCAATGGAGCAGGTTGCGTCCTAAAATCCGAACACGGTACTTTTGCGGGAATTGGCACGCGATATGTCCTCGTGGGGATTTGCGTCAGACGGTAGGCGTACACGAGTTTCAGGAATCCCGGTTCGTCATCGTAAACGGTGACGGAATTTACAAGCATTTCAATAAGCATGGCTTTCTGGGTTTCCAGCGGAACCGCCTTTTCCCTTACCGCTTTCAGATAAACCACGACAGATTCCTTTGTGAGCGGAATCACGCCGCGTTCTTCATCGGATAGTTGTGTAGACAGCCCCTTTTTCTGGGCTTCCAATTCGGCAAGCCTTTCCACAATAGCGTCCGGCGCAACAGAAGCACATTCAAGCGCTTTCGTCAGATTGCGGATTTTATTTTCAATTTCAGAAATCTTTTTGCGTATGACCGGAATCTGTGTATTCTTCTGAATGTCTTCCTCTGACTGCTGGGCGGCTACTTCTGCCACGAATTCGATAATTTCGTCTGTCAGTACGTCAAGAGCGTCTTGAGCTACCACATCTTCCAGCCAGTCCTTCGGGACTGGCTTTTTTTCACAGCTGTTATGATGCTTGCGGGTCGCGCAGGAGTAATAATTGTACATTTTCCCGGATTTTCCGCGCCCGCACTCGCCTGTCATTGGAGCGCCGCAGTGACCGCAGAAAATCTTTCCGGCAAGAAGGTACGCCACTTTTGCTTTTCCACGGGCAGGGGCAGCTTCGTTAACCTTCAAGCGGGATTGAACGGCAATCCACGCATCGTCGGCAATAATTCGCGGGATGATGCCCTCCCGCCGCATTTCCTTGTACTTATATACGCCTATATATTTCTCGTTCCGGAAAATATTTTTGAAGCTGCTCTTGTTGAATTCTGCGCCGCTTGCTGTCCTGTAACCCCTGGCGTTGAAGTCTGCGCATATCGAGGCGGCTGTTTCCCCGTCACCGTATCGGGAAAACGCTTCCTTCACCAATGGGGCTGTTAGGGGGTCAATGACGTACTTTTTATTTTCAATTTTATATCCCAGTGGGATTTGACCGCCCAAACAATTTCCCTTAATGGCGGATTCCCGCATTCCCCGGGTTATTTTCTGGGACAGCTCCAGAGAATAATACTCCGCCATACCTTCCAGCAGGGCTTCCAGAATCACACCCTCCGGGTTCTTGGAAATGCCTTCTTTCGCGGATTCAACGTTGCAGCCGTTCTTCCTGAGCCGCATACGGGCAATGGCGCTGTCTTCCCTGTTCCGGGCAAATCTGTCCAGTTTGTAAACCAAAACGGTTTTCCATGACGATCTGGCGCTGTCAGCAAGCATCTGCTGGAACGCTGGCCGCTTGTCCATGCTTGCGTGGGCGGAAATCGCCCGGTCAACATAAATGGCGGCAACCCGATAGCTGTGGTGCTTGCAATAGGCTATCAGCTCCCGGAGCTGCCCTTCGATGGACTGCTCTGTCTGCCGGTCGGAGCTGTAGCGCATATACAGGCAGCAGACCGCCTCGCAGTCCGATGAAAGAACGGAGGGATTATCCGCAAACTGCTGTCTTTCCTCCGGCGTAAGAGCCGATAGATCAATTGGTATTGTTTGCATCGTGTTTACTCCTTTTTGCGTTTCGCTTTATCACAGTTCGGACGATATACAGGCATGTTCCGATAATGGAAAAGGCCGCGACATAAACGATCGGCGAGGCGTGGCCGGACTGGAACAGGCCAAGATTCGGGTTTTGCATATCCAGAAAGACATATACCATAAGGAAGATGCCGAACAGAACCGCAAGCCCTGCGGCTCCATAAGTCACATGCTTCCAGTTATACCGGACGGCGGATATTTCTTTATCCATCATGTGGCTGCGCTCTTCCAGCCGGGAGATGGCGTTATTTTTTTCCGAGATAAGTTCTTCCTTGTGTGAAATTTCGGTTTTCAGCCGTTCGATTTCCGCGCTCTGGTCTTGCTTCGGCGGGGACAGCTCCATCAGCTCATCCAGGGACAGACCAAGGTCAATGGCAATGGCGGTCACATCATAGATACTGGGGCCAGTCAGGTGGCCGGAGAAAAACTTTTTAACCATGGATTCACTTAGCCCTGTGCTGTCAATAATCTGCTGATTGGTTTTGTGCTGTTCCTCCTTTGCCCATTTCATCTTTGCGGGCAGATTATCACAAATCGTCGATATTTGTTGTATTATTTTCCGTTTTTCCATTTTCTGCTCGCCCTTTCCGAAAAAATCCTACAAATTACGCTGAGAACGACTGAATTACTCGGATGCACCTTTACGTCACCACCGGCTGAACAGTATTATCATACTAGCCAAAGGTAAGGGACACACCATTCCGGCGGCGAGCCCCGTCACCTTGTGGCACGGGTGGCGGGGCGATTCAAAAAATTTTTTTAAAACCCATATTTAGTCCGGTTTATTGGACAGATAGTATGTTATAACCAGCGCGTAAGCCGAACAGGCGTTCGATAATGATAAAAAGTAAAGGAGAGAAACAACATGCGGGAGGAAGCTTTGAAGATGTTTGAACAGCTTAGTGAAGAGGACAAGGAAAAGATCATCGCTCTTGCATCTGCTCTTTTACAAGATCAGACAGAGCTTCATAAAGACGCGCCTGCCTATCGGGCGTGAGCATATCATACATCTTCATGAAAACCTCGGTTCCCTTGCTGGGAGCCGGGGCTTTTTCTGTTTCCGGGGCTTCTTCGGAGAAGTATTCCACCGGAACGTCAAAATACTCAGCAATGCTTAGGAGGCTGGAATCAAACGGGGTCTTTCCTTCAAGGCCATCAGCTTTCCATTTTTTCCATTTAGACAAATTTGAACGCGCCATTCCGATGTTATCCAATGCAATGGACGGCCTCACGCCCTTCTGTTTGCAAAGATACATGAATTTGTCAATAAACATATACAATTTCCCTCCGTTCATTTTGTTCATTCTTACAAAATGAATAAAATGCCGTTTTTCATGTTGACACGGTGAACAGAATGAACTATAATACGCTCATGAACACCGATTCCAAAAAGGGTGCAGAAAATCACGGGGTATGAAATCCGAGTTTTCGGAAATTCAAACTCCGGCGAGTAGCGGATGGTTTATTGTTTCGGCAAATTCAGTATACCATGCGCTACTCAGATTTTCAAGTCTTTTGTGGAAAAAATGTTCAAAGAAATTGACTGCGGCGGAAAGAAAAATTCACCCGTGGTTTGGTCACGAGTGAATTTTCCCCAAATTTATTTGCCGAAATGCGCTGCGTTGGAAGCCCGTATTCCTAAACGGCGAGAAACCCTAGATTCCCGCTTTACTTTCAACAGCAGACCAAACCTGCGTCCTTGACGCACCGTTTCACTTTGGCAGTTTCGGTTCTGCCCCTCGCCCTAACGCATCACGCCACCTTCGTGGTTCGGTACTGGCGGTAACAAAAGTTTGTTGGACATAAAGTACCTCCTCACTCTTTATTTGCCGCAACGGGCTATGGGCATTATAGCGAACCTTTCCGCCGCAGTCAACCAAACAAACATTTTTTTACTTAAGGAGGAGGGACAAATGGATGGCAAAACTGAAACTTCCGCAGTCTTACGGGGAGCGGGAGAAGCTGGCAAAGTATATCCGGCAGACGCTGAACACCTACAATCTTCGGAACAACTGGCTGATTCAGCAGCTTCGGAACGGGGGCTTCATCATTTCCGCGACATCCCTGTGCGACGCGCTGGCAGTTCGGTGCATGACACCGAAGACGGACGAGTTTCTGGCCAGAGCGGAGCAGATTTGCAAGTTGTACGAGCAGAGCTGCTTCGGTCAAACGCGATCCGGGAGCTTGGAAAACGGGTCAGAGCGTTCATGAAAGAGCAGCCGGACATCTACGAGCGGATTTACCGCGAGACATACGGCAGATCGCCGAACTTTTGAAAGGAGTTATTTATGGCGAAATACAAAGTTGGGGATAAGGTGCGGATTGTAGACCACCGAACCGGCCCCATGAACAATTTCGGGAAAATGGACAAGTGGCTGGGAAAAGTCATGACGATCAGAGAATGCCTTTTGTCCGGATACTGGATGGAGGAAGATTACGGCGAAAATATCGGATACGGCTGGTGCTGGGATGATGACATGATTTCCGGCCTTGCCGAGCCTGGGCGGGAACCCTGCACCGTGGAACTCCGCTTTGACGGGATGATTACCACGGCCACGCTGAAACGGGGCGGGCGGGACGTGAAGACCGCAGAAGCCCGGTGCAATCCGACGGATACCTACAGCAGAGCGGAGGGCGCAAGGGTCGCCGTTGAGCGGCTTTTTGAGAAGAAGCGCAAGGAGGTCAAGCCAAAGGAGAGCGAGCCGAAGGTGGGAGACAAGTTCGTGATTGTAGGGAGATCTCGCTTCCACATGTTTAGCATCGGTGAAACCGTCAGGCTTATTTGTATTTGTGAGCAAGGTAAACGTTACGAAAATTGCCGTGGCCGGGGTCAGTGGGTTTGTGATTCCGACGTTAAGCCCTACAAGGAGAACACCAAATGACACCCAACGAAACGACCCAGCTTCGCACCATGGCGGAGATATTCCGCCGCTTGCGGGAGGAAAACGTCAAGTTGCGGGAATCCTTGGGCATGGAAACGAAGGAAAGCAAGGCGTTTGATGATGAGAACGTGGAACTTTTCGACGTAGTCCACCGAAATCATGAGGCCAGGGGGTGAGAATATGGCAAGCAGAAGCAAGCCCATGGATGCCCGGTGGGAGCCGGTGCCGGAGAACCGGAAGCCGTTCAATATCAAGGAATGCGTTCTCCATGTTCTCCCCTATGCGGGGCTGAATCTGGTGCTGTTCTGGTGGCAACAGGCCGATTTGCTGGCAGACAAGGCGGCAGTTCCCGCAATGTGGGTGTGCGCCATCCTGATGGGTGCCGGTATCGGACGGTGCATCAGAGGGCGATAAAAAGCCGCCCCCGATGTTACAGCACCGGGGACGGCGATACAGAGACATTCATCATCTACCCATTTACAGTATATCAAATGGAGAAAGGAAAGTCAACATGATTAAGTACAAGATAGATTCCAAAAGCAACTCCATATTTTCGCGTTCTATCCGTATAGATGGAAGCGTGGCAGACCTTATTACGGAATCCACATTCCTTATCAATCGTGTTTATTTAGCCATGCGGAAGAAAAACGCGCTGGCCGCAGAAATGTACAAGGACATGGTTATTCGCTCTGTATCCGACGGGGACAGCCCGGTTTGGAAGCACGTTATAAGCAAGGAGTGGGACGATGCGCATTCCTGAATGCTACGAACCGTGGCGGCAGGCCGAACAGCTGGCGGCGGAGGCCGACCGGCGGGAATCGGCGCTCCCGAAGTGTGCCAGGTGCGGATATCCCATCACAGACAGCAAACTGGT